ACATTTTACACATTTTCCAGTCATTTTAAATATTTTGGTTGCTTTGGTTACTAGTTCCATCATTGTACCAAATTTTTGCCGTTTATAATCTAAATCAAGACCACATAATATGACATTTTTTCCTAATGTCTCATTTAAATATAATACACTTTCAAGTATTGACCCAAAAAACTGGGCTTCATTTATAAAAATATAGTCTGCATTAGTAATTAGTTCTTTTGTTGCGCTATTTTTAATAAAATCATCTAAATCTGTAATACTATAGCAATCTATAGCTAATCCATCGTGCGAAATAATTTTATTTTTACCATAACGTGTGTCTAATTCATAATTAATAGCAACACAATTTTTATTTTTAGTCATTGCTTCATTATAAAGTTGAATTAATTTTGTAGTTTTACCAGAAAACATAGGTCCATAAATCAATGTAATACTCATAGTTATGCGTTTATTTATAATATTTATAATATTTATAATATTTATAATATTTATAATATTTATAATATTATATATGTTATAACTTTATAACATATTTCAATTTTAATTAACAAAATATATTTTTTATAATTAATAGTTATTTTTTATATAAAATATTTATATATTATAGAAATGACAGATTGGAGCGATGATATTGATAAGGTATTAGATAATATTAGAATAAATTGTGTTATTATGAGCAAGTTACATAAACAACGCTATTTTGAATTACAATCATCACTCAAATATTACAGAATGCCAGTGATTATATTAAATGGTATAAATAGCATATTTGCTGTAGGTCTTCAACCATACATATATCAAGGAACAATTAGTTTAACAAATTCATTAATAGCTTTAACTTGTGGTATAATAGGTAGTATTGAGTTATATTTAGGGATACAAAAAAGATTAGAAAATGATATGATCAGTCAGAGAGATTATTACCTTCTTTCAATCGATATATTTAAGACTTTAAGTTTAGATAAAACTAATCGACCCACACCCAGTAAAGATTATTTAGAAAAAAGTTATAATGTATATACAAAATTGATTGAGAGTTCATCGACACTAGCAAAAGTTAAGGTAGATAAATTAATACAAATAGATTTAGATATTGATGTAGAAAATATTGTATTAACTCCTATACCAAAAAAAGGGAGAGTAGATATATCTCCTAATAATATTGACTTGTCAATCACGGATTAATTTATTAAAAATTTAAAAAATGATAAATGATAAATGATAAAAATGATTAAAAAAAATTGATAACTATTTTTTTTATGAAAACAATAATTATTACATTTATACTAACATAATATGACAGGACATAGTATTAGCACAGAACAAAGTGAAGGATTTTTATCAACTATTCATACTATGATTGATGATTTAGATACTATTTCTTCCGATATTGATGACAATATTTATTTAAGATTAGTAAATGGACTTCAACGCTTATATAATATACATAATTCGTCAGATCAATCACCTAATAGTGTTACTAGCGACTCGATGACGAGGGCTATGAATCAAAGGCCACGTGAAACATATCGAGAAAATTTTCTAGATAATAATGAAGTCGAAATCACTAGAATTCTAGCACAACAGTATGGAAGAGTTTATGATAGTAGTGGTGTTCTTATAAATAACGAACCTTATCCTATAAATTATGATATTAATACTATTAATGCAAATACAAATACAAATACAAATACAAATAATAATCCTATAATTACTAATGTTCTTAATAATAATACTAATAATGATAATGAATTCAATGAATTCAATGAAGTCAATGAAGAACTACTTGAAGAACTACTTCGGGAAAGTGTCGCTTACAGCGCTCTTTACAATGCTCCTTATGATTATTGGAACCATGAACGGGATAGAAATTCTCATGCAAATGCTATTGCTCGATGATTTATATGGTAATTTTGTTATATATAATTGTGGTTGTGCCAAGTAATATTCCTCCCCATAATGTATCCATTACTACTAATAATGGCGACCATTCTTTAAAAAAAGCATAATTAGTTGTTTCATAAACTCCATTTATAAGGACACCTAATAAAAACGCATCTTTAGGAGGTGCCTTTTTTTTTATAATAAAATAATATAATCCAGAAACCAATATTATATAACAGGCTAATGCGGATTTTAGATTAACTTTTAATTCTGTTTTTTGAACATTACTTATTACAGACATCATAAAATCTTTAAACAAAAATAAATATGTTAAATCTAATGCTAACAATATTGTTGCGCTAAGTATTAATGCTTTCCACATATAATATAGATAAATATTATTTATATATATTATTTTTATGTTTTTTTATATATGTCATTTATAAATGAGGCAAAATTTTTTCTATTTATATAAAAAAAATAAAATGCTATTTGTAATATTTTTAATTTCGATTATAATAATTTTTTCATTTATAAATCAATCTATAGATTTAGAATAAATGCATAAGGTATAATCCGCATTATGTAATATGCTTTCTATAAGTTGTATTTTTCTTTTATCCATGATTTTAAAAATTCTAAAGAGCAGTTTTTATAATCATCATTAAATTCGTTCAATTTTAAAAATTGTGGTTTTTTCATAGTTGGTGTTTTATAAAATAAATAATCTCCAAATTTACCTTTTCTAATTGCTAGATCATTTGATATTTTACGAACTAGTCCATTGGTTTCCGAGTCACAATCTTTTAATATAGTTAGGGCATCATCTATTTTTATTTCTTTAAATGGAACATTTATTTTAATTGTTTTGAGAGATTTGCGTAATTGTCCACATTCCAAATAATAGCCATATTTACCATTTTTTAAATATACATTTTCCTCATTATAAACTCCCAATAACTTAGTAGTTTCTTCTTTTGTTTCTATTAATTCTTCTAATTTATAACCACCTTCTTTAAGTTTAGTAATATTTATATCTTTTTTAACACCATAAAATCCAAGACTTCCATCTTCTTTTGTAAATTTAATAGTAGGTCCATTTTTCCCTATTAAATATGTATGTTTAGCGTCTATTTTTATTTGTAATTTTTCTAATTTCTCTAATTTCTCTCCATTTTCTTCATTCTCTCCATTTTCTAAATTACAATCGTTTTTAATAATTAAATTTTGAGAATTTATTAATGAAGTAATAAAACTATTACACTCATCGCATAATTCATAATATTTCTTTTTTCCCTGCGCTATATTATCTAATTCATCTTCCATAGTTTTTGTATAAGTATAGTCAAATAAAGTATTAAAATGTTTAATCAAAAATTCGATTACAAATATTCCTATTTGTGTTATTACTAATTTATTTTTCTCATTTCCAAATTCTTTTTCGCCTTTTTCTTCAACAATGTTATTTTCTAGTAGCACATAGTCTATAACCTCCAATTTTTTCCCTTCTACATTTTGCTTTACTACATATTTTCGTTCTTGAATTTTTTCTAGCAATGATGAAAATGTAGATGGGCGACCAATTCCTTTTTGTTCTAATAATTGAACCAAACGCGCTTCACTATAATGTGATTTTAATTCTTTAAGTGTTTGCTTACAAGTAATTTTTTTATAATTCACTACACTTTCTTTAATATTTTTTAAATAGTCATAATATTTTTCATCTTCTAGTCCAAGCACTGCTTTCCAACCAAGAAATATATTTTCCTCGGCACTATATTTATATAGCGCGTTGTGAGGCGCACTAATATTTACAACTAATACTTTATAGTGTGCTGGTGCCATCATACTTTCTAAACTATTTGACCATATTAATTTGTATAATTTTCTATGTTTTGCGTTAAATGTTTCTTCATTGTCCACATTTTCAACATTAATACATGTGGGACGTATTGCTTCGTGTGCTTCTTGTGCGTTGTTATTTTCTGAAGTTGCTTTTACATTAACAGCATCCTTAGTAGCATCCTTAGTAGCATCCTTATTTTGAATCAGTTTATTTATTTCTGGATTAATATATTCGCGTTTATATTTTTCAATTATATAAATTTTACTTTCTTCAATAAATTCCTCACTATATACTTTACAATCTGTTCTCATATATGTAATATATCCGCTTTCATATAATTTTTGTGCCAATTCCATTGTTTCTTTTGGAGAAATATGCATACAATTGTTGGCTTCTTGTTGAAGTCCCGATGTAGTAAAAGGTTGTGGTGGATTTTTAATAGTTTCACGTTCTTTTGCCCTAGTTAGCATATGTTTATAAATTTTACTTTGCTCCAAAAATTCTTTTATCGAATTGTGTGTTTCGTGATTTATATTTAATGTAAACTGAATATTTTGACTAGTAAAGTAACCAATACTATTAAAACTTAATTTTCCAGGCGACTCCTGAATTTCTTTATAATTGTCATATACTAGTCGTAGTGCCGGTGTTTGACAACGTCCGGCACTCAATGCGTTTTTACTATTTGAAACAATATGTTTCCATAATAATGGAGTTATAGTAAAACCCACAATTAAATCTAAAATTTGGCGACCTTGTTGAGCATAAACTAAATCTAAATTTATTGTTCTTGGATTGGCAATCGCATTTTTAATAGCGCGTTCAGTAATTTCGTGAAAAACGATGCGTTTAGTATTTGCTATATTTAATTTAAATACTTCGGCAATATGCCACGCAATTGCTTCACCTTCTCGATCATCGTCCGTTGCCAAAATTACTTCTTTGGCACAATTAATGACTTTGCGCATTTTACTAATTTGAGATTGTTTAGTGTCAATAATATTAAAAGTTGGTTTATAATTATTTTTAAAATCTATTTGATTTAAATTTGAGAGATGAGTAATATGTCCATAGGAACCAATAACTTTATAACTAGCTCCCAAGAATTTTTCTATTTTTCCGCATTTTGCCGGCGATTCTACTATTAATAAAGTATAACTCATTAAATAAGTTATTGAGTATAATAATTTATTAAGTTAATTAATTATTAAATTATTTTTTTTTATCAATTCTTTTTTATCAATTCTTTTTTATCAATTCTTTTTTATCAATTGTTTTTTTAATTCTATTAATGTTTTTTAATTCTATTAAGTATTATTATAACTATTAAAATTATAACTATTAAAATTATTAATATTTATAGTATATAATAACTATAAATGTCTTGTAAAAAATTAATGTGTAAATATAAATTTGATGGTAAATCTTTAAGTGATAAATCCATAACTAGAAAATGGTTAAAAATAAATCATCCCGATAAAGGGGGCACTATTAATAGTGATGATTTTAATAAAATATTAGAATGCTATCAAAATAATGACTTTTGTAATTTGGCACCTCCAACAAACAATCAAGCAAACAATCAAGCAAACAATCAAACAAAATACCCAAAATATAAAAGCACATTCAAAAACGAGAGATCTAGAATATTTAGTTGTATGCGAAAAACAGCCAATTTTAGTAAAATAGTTGGTTATCATAAATTTGATAAGTCAATATATGATCCAAATAAATTAAACCTAGACTTAGCAGAGGCATCGCCTAAAATGATGCAATTATTAAATAATATTAAAGAACTAGATGCTCAAGATGAAGTAAACCATGGTCAGAAATTCAAACATTTTATATTTTCAGATGTAAAAGAAGGTGGTTATGGGGCAAAAATAATTGCCTCAGCATTTCAAGCAAATGGTTACAATAATATAATCAAAGCAAAAAAGGGAAAAAAACAAAAATTAAACTTGTATTTAGATTTTCAAAACTCCAATTATAAAAATTTCGCTTTATTATGTTCAAATACTATATATGATGCGACTTTTAATGAGAAAATTAAAAAAGAAGTCTTAAAAACATTCAACGAACGTCCGGCAAATATAAATGGAAAAAATGTAAGATTAATAATTTTTGATAGCGGTTTTAAGGAAGGGATAGATTTATTTGATGTAAAATACGTTCATATTTTTGAACCCTCATTAACTATTGCCGACTTGAAACAAACAATAGGGCGCGCTACCAGAACATGTGGGCAAAAAGGTTTGCCATTTCAAGAAAATATTGGATGGCCATTATATGTATATAATTATTATTTAACATTGCCGGAAATTGTAAGTAGTTCACTATATACTAACAAAGCATTACTAAATGATGAGGATGAACCAAGCAACGAAGATGTAGTGTTATTTAAAAATATGGAAAAATATAATGATGCTACATTAAATTATAGTACATTTGATAAAGCAATGAACTCATTATCAGAACAACTATATAATTTAGCACCTATGTTGGCAGTTGATTATGAATTGACACAAAATATGCACAATGTTGCCGACTTAAATAATGAATTTATGGATAATGAGTATTATTTAATGGGTGGTGCTAATAAATATAAAAATCCAAATTCTAAATCTAAATTTTTCAAAATAGATTATATTAAATGTCACGGAAAGTGTGGTAAAAAAAATACAAATGACATACCTATAAGTGCTGAATTTATGATATATGTATATAAAAAATATAAACATCCTAGCAAATTATTGACTACTAATAAATCAAATAAGCGTCAATTTTTATGCGACTATATGAAAAATTTGGATAATAAATATTGCTCTCAATTAAATTTTGAATGGGCAAAACGATATACTAAAATTCCAGATATTATTGAAAATACTAAAAATTTACAAGCAATGAAAAATGAATTAAATGCTTTAGAATTAAAAATAGATGATGATGCTGATGTTGACAATAAAATTTATCCGCTAGTATTATATAAAGGCAAAAAACATAATCAATCTTATAAATTAATTAATAAGTCTTTAAACTCTAATAACTCTTCTAGAAAACATAAATTTTCAAAATTAAATTTTACTAAAATGAGAGATTACATTAAAAAAACTTATTATGGTAAAGATTTTGTTTGGGAAAAGATGGTTATAGAAAATAAATGTTTACCAAGTGCTAATGCTAATGCTAATGCTAATGCTACAAATAAGATTGAATTAAATCCTACACAAAAATTCATAACACATTACTTTACTCCTGATTCACCCTACAAAGGACTTTTGCTATGGCACTCGGTGGGAACAGGTAAAACTTGTACCGGTGTAGCAACAGCAACAACAAGTTTCGAGAGACAAGGTTATTCAATATTATGGGTCACGCGCACCACCTTAAAGAGCGATGTTTGGAAAAATATATTTGACCAAATATGTCACACCATTATATTAGACGAAATTGAAAAAGGATTAATTATTCCAGAAAATATTAATGAACGCAAAAAATTACTATCAAAAAGTTGGTTAGAACCTATGTCATATAAACAATTTAGCAATTTATTAGCCGGAAAAAATAAAATTTATGATATATTACTTGAGAGAAATGGGTCGACAGATATATTAAAAAAAACTCTTATAATTATTGATGAAGCACATAAATTATATGGCGGTGATTTGAAAGCATCAGAGCGTCCCAATATGGAAATTATGGAACACCTAATAAGCAATAGTTATAAAGTATCTGGTTATGATTCGTGTAAATTATTAATTATGACCGCAACTCCCTTTACCAATAGTCCTCTTGAATTATTTTCGTTAATTAATCTTTTTATAGAGCACGACTCTGATAAAATAACTACAAATAAAGAAGAATTTAAAAAACAATTTATGACATCAGAAAATATATTAAGTACTAATGGAGTTAAACTTTTAGCAAATAAATTAACTGGACTTATTAGTTATTTAAATAGAGAGAAAGACCCAACACAATTTGCGCAACCTATTATGATTAATGTCCCAATATTAATGACACATATTGAAACAGAAGAATTGAGAGATGCTGTATATTTAAATAAAAAATTTGATAATCTTGCTAATGATGTAGAGGAGCAAATTGCTTCTCTCAAAATTAAAATTAAAAATATGAAAAGTGAATATAAAGCAAAGAAAACATCATTAAGCGAGGCAAAAGCGTCATATTCTAAAGAAGAATATAAAACTTTAAATAATGATTTAAAAGTTTTATTAAATACTATAAAAGATTTAGAAGAAGAATTGAATAATTATAAAGACACTAAATATGAATCTACTATGAAAATAAAAGAACTTAAAGAGAAAGTAAAAAAAATAAAACATTCATTACTACAAGAATATATATTATACACAAAATGTGCCCATACAATTTATAAAAATAATACACGTAAAAATAAAAATAAAAATAATTCACATAAAACTTATAAGCAAATCAAATAATTAAATGCGTAATTATATATTTTATTTATTTAGAAGTAAATAAACAATATTTTTTCAATATTTTTTCAATATTTTTATATTTATTTAGAAGTAAATAAATAATATTATAATATTTGTATTTCCAAATATTATAATATTATACTATAATATATAAATGACCGCGTCTTTATCAGAAGAAGCTCCGGTAGGTGTTGTTGGTTATGATGGTGCTGCTAACTACTCTGAGTATAATGCTGGAACCGGTGGTAGCAGACGTAGAAAAGGCGGAAAACGTGGAAAACGTGGAAGAAAATCAAAAAAACATATGAGAAGAATGTATAGAGGTGGTAATCAAGAAGAAAATTCAGACCCAGAACCTTCAGCGGAGGCAGATACTTCAACTGATGAAGGAGCATCAAATGATGAATCGGCATCAAATGACGAACCAGCTTCACCGGTAGGTGGTAGACGTAGAAGCAAAAAAATGCGCAAAGGTAAAATGCATAAAGGTAAAATGCACAAAGGTAAAATGCACAAAGATAAATCACGCAAGGGAAAAGTTAGCAAATGGATAATCCATGTCAAAAACTTTTCAAGAACTAACAAAATAGATTTTAGAGATGCGTTAAAGGATCCAAAATGTAAAGCATCATATCATAAAATGAAATAAATAAATAATATATGACTAACACATAAGCGACCAATATATAAACGAATATAACATATAATATTTTTATAATATTATATGTTATAAAAATACCTTTTTACTATTTACCTATTAATTTGCGAACTTTCATTAGTTCTAGCGCAGGACTTGCCCCTTTTGTTTGTTTAAAAACATTTATTAACGCATCACCAGTTAACAATAAAATTTCTCTCAACTCATCATTTTGCGTAAATTTAGAATATAGCGCTTTTTCTAATAAACCTGATTCTATTTTTTTAAATTCTTCATCATTAAGGATTACATTTTTAACAGATTTTTTAACAATGTTAGAATTGTATAATTTTAATGCATCATCACTATTTGTTCCAACATCTCCATTTTTCATAAATTTGCTATGTAAGTCAACTAATTCTTTAAACCGAGAACCCAACATATAATGTTTTACGCTTGCCCAATTATTTCCATCAATTACTAGATTAGGAATTAAATAATCATTGTCTATTTTTCTACGCCATTCTGGATATTTTTTCTTATTATTTAATTCTAAAACATTTTTAGATGTTTTCAATTCTGGTTTTATAGATTCTCCACTACCTTCGCCCACTTTTTCGTGTTTTGATTTACTATATATTTGAATAATTATTGAATCACTATAATCTTGAGATTTAGGAGTTTTAGTATTTACCAAAGAATCATAGCTACTAGTTTTACTAATAGTTGATGTTTGAACACCATTTGTATTGGCAAATGTTTTAAAATCAGGTATTAAAACATATAGTCCAGCACCCCTTTCCATACATTTTTCTAAAACCAATTCTTTTATTCTATATGGTAATTCGTTGAATGTTAATGCTCCGCGTTTTATATTTTTATCATAGGTTATTAACTTATAATGAACACCTTTAATATAATCTGTCATTATGTAATAAGATGGTTCAAAAATACCTTGTGCTTGTAATTTTTTATCGGCTTCAGAACATTGTAAAACCAATTCTTTTTCACCATTCAAAAAATGGTCTTGTGATAGCACAATAAATTTAACTTTGTATAATCGTTCTAATGTTACAACAGCCCAATTATCTGCCCAATATTTGCCTCCTACTTCCATTATTACTTTTTTTAAATCTTCGATTGTTTCTACATCTTTCATAAATTCAAATTCTCTTGTTAATTCTTCTAATTCTTTGTTTTGATCACTAATTGAGGACATATTATCAAAATTAGATTTAACATCACTAATCATTTTCATTTTATCAGGACCATCTGCTGTTGCTGTTATCATTTTTTTTAATGTATAATGCTTCTTTTTATGCTCTTTTAATTGTGTTTGTATTGATTTCATATTATTATAAAATAATCCAAAAAACTCTTTATATGTTGCCAATATTTCTTCGTCAACTTCACTTGCCAATTTTTCACGAATAGATTTAACTGATGTATCTATTTTTACACTTCTTAGGGCATCTCGTAAAACCGCAAAAAAACAATCTCCACCACCTTCATTGTCTAGAATCTCATATTTATTGCTTCTTAAATATTTGTTAATCCATTTATGTGTCATATCTTCTTCATATTTATTAATTTCATAATCGCTTTCTTCTTTTGTTTGACTATTTACTTCCATTAAATCATAGCTTGTACTTACAAGTTTTTGTGGTTTTTTACTAGCATCATCATCATCATCATCATCATCATCATCATCATCATCATCATCATCATCATCATCATCATCTTCGCTAATGCTTTCAACATCGCTAATATTAGAACCATCATCAGTACTATTAAAATCACTAGCATTAGACATTGTTTCAAATTTATCAATTAACTCATAATTATTCATAATTAGTGGTTTCGCAAAAGAAAATATGATTGGTTCAGACATTTTATTTAAATCAACATCCCCATTAGCATCTAATAATGAAGCATAATCTGTATTGGTAGTTTCATATATACCTATTTTTGATATAACTGAACCATTATTTGCTAAATAAATATTAAAATACATAATATTATTACTTAAAAATTCAAATCGTGGTGTTCCTAAAACAAATTTTATATGCTTATTATATATTTTCGCATTATATACAAATGCTTCGTGATTTATATCTGATTTATCAATATTATTTGTAATAGCATATTCTACTTTGCTATCAATATTAGATGTAATCATTATATATTATTATTTATTTTTATAAATGTATTTTTAAACTATTATAATAATTATATTTATTATATTTATTATAATAGTTGTATTTGTAATAAACCCAAGCCTTATTCTTATGCTAATTTAAATCTTATATTGTTAAAATTAAACTAATATATATTTTTTATATTTATCTTGAATATCCATTAATTTGAATTTTATTTTGTTTGTAAAACAAATATAGTTACTTTTATTAACTAATAGCAAATTAATAGTGTCATATAGTTTTAAATGTGTGTCTATTTTTTTGATAATTCTTATTTCTTTAAATAATTCATTATATATTGTCATCAAAAACTCTAATATATTTTCACAATAAGCACTATTGTTTTCAATTTGCAAATTAGTTATAAAAAAATTTATAAAGAGCAACACAAATTCCTCAATAATAGACGTATTAATAAATAAGTTGGACATGTAATCATGCGCTTCTACATTTTCTAATTCATAAACAAATAGTTTTTTGTAAATATTTATTATAAAAATAACAAAGCATTTGTATTTATCATTATTTCTATTTACTGAAAACTCATCCTCGCCTTTATTATTAGAGCATTTAATATATTTTTCAAAATTAGAAAAATCCTCATATTTTTCCTTTAACAAATTATATAAAAATATATTTTCCAATTTATAATTTTTAGTGTTATAAATAGCAAGTAGCGAAAAAAATATGCTAACGTATATTGAACTATATGATATATTGTTATAACAAATATAATCAATTATATAATTATCCATCGAATACAATTCATCTATGCTTTCTTCTATGCTTGACTCTAGTAATTCATTATAAATAACTAACAATTCTTTTTCTAATTTATTATAATTAGATGGTGATAATTTATTTAGTAATGCTTTAATATTACTTTTAGCAATATTTATTTTTGTTTTATCAATTGAAACCTTCCTAACACTGGTACTAGTTGTTTGTATTACACTTAATTTATTGTATTTATTTAATAAGTTGAAGTCCTTCGACCCATTATAATTATCATATTTTTTATACTTTGATTTTTTCTTCAATTTATTATCCGTCTCTTGGTCATAATTATTTAGTGATAAATCATTATTAATTGTTATTAATAATGTATTTAATAAACTTTGAATGGATGGTTCTAATTTTTCATGCTCCAAAGTTTTATAATAATTATTAATAAATTGTGTATCATAAATTAACATATAATATTATAATTAATAAAGTATAATAATATTTTTTTAATTATTTTCGTTATATTAATATTTATAAAGTAATTGTTATTATTAATAATATGAATTTTATTAACACACTGATGAATTTTTATGAAGACTCCAATTTAAATAGTAAAGAAAAATATGTAGATTGCTTTAAGTTGCCTATTGAGTATTTGGAGAGTTCAAGTATTCAACTTTTAAGCAACAATATTATTAACGATTTAGAATTAGTAAAAACAAAATCGCCTTTAAGTGACATATCAAATATATGTGACAATACTAATGAATCATATAATTTGTATTATCATGTTTTTAATCCTATAAATATATTTGAAAAAAATATTATTAATAAATGGTCTAAATATTATACAAATAATATAGAATTTTTATTAGAAACTCAATTGTTATTACAGAATTATAATACTTTCAAAAAAGTCGAATTTAGCGAAGACAAAACTATATTGCAAGATGACGCAATATACTCAAAATGTGAAAGTGTTATATATGATAATGGATTTATAAATAATTATCAATATATTGATATACCAATATTGAGTAATTTTAATAATAATAGTTTGTGCCTACAAGCTTTAAGTATATATAATCTTTCTTCGCCTGTTTTTTCTTTGCTTATTCCAATATTGTTTCTTTTGCTCCCCTTTTTCATAATAAAATTACAAGGGCATAAAATTACATTTGGATTATACTTTGAACATTTAAAAAATGTATTTTCCAATCATATTATTGGACAATTATTTACTTCATTTAGTGAAACAAATTTTACAAACAAAATTTACCTACTTTTTAGTTTTGGGTTCTATATTTTCCAAATGTATTTAAATTTTACTAGTTGTATTAAGTATTTTACAAATATTAAATATATTCATGAAACTTTATATGATTTGAAACAATATATAGCGACTTCTTTAAACAAATATAAAAATTTCTTGAAATATTCCCAAGACTTAGTTAATTATAAAGGTTTTAATGATACTATTAATAAAAATATAAGCATTTTTACATATTATTTAGACGATTTAAATAAAATCACGCCGTATTCGTTAAGTATTAATAAATTAGTAGAATTAGGACATTTAATGAAATGTTTTTATTTCTTAAATAAAAATGAAAATATTATAGAGAGTTTGTATTTTTCATTTGGATTTAATGGTTATTTAAAAAATTTAGATACATTACAAAATTTTATAAATAGTAAAGTTATAAATTATTGTAGTTACAATAATTCTAAACCTACTTCTTTTGAAGATGCTTATTTTGCCAACTTAAATACTATAGAAACTTCTGCAAATAAAACAAAAGATAGTATTACAAAAGATAGTATTACAAACGATAGTAAAACTAAAGATAGTATAACAAACGATAGTAAAACTAAAATTGTAAAAAATTCGTATTCACTAGATAAAAATATAATTATTACTGGTCCAAATGCTTCTGGTAAAACAACTTTGTTAAAATCAACATTATTTAACATTATTTTATCTCAACAAATAGGATGTGGATTTTATAATAGTGCCTCAGTAAAAATATATGATTATATTCATTGTTATATAAATATTCCGGATACTGGAGGACGTGATAGTTTATATCAAGCTGAAGCCAGACAATGTAAAAATATATTAGAAGCAATTGAAAACAATAGTACTAAAAATCACTTTTGTGTATTTGATGAATTATATAGCGGAACCAATCCAGATGAAGCTATTGATAGTGCTTATGGTTATTTAAATTATTTAAATAAATTTAATAATATAGATTATGTTTTAACAACACATTATACTAAATTATGTAAAAAATTAAATAAGCAAAATAATAATTTCTGTATGAAAGTAAACAATTATGCCAAAGATTTTGAATACACTTATAAGATTAAAAAGGGTATTTCAAAAGTAAAAGGTGCTATGAAAGTGCTTAAAGATTTAAATTATCCAGAAAATATTATTACAAATATGAAAAATTAAATATATTATTCGTTAAACAATACTTAAAATAATATAATTATACATTAATATAAATGTCATTTTTATTTAAATTTATAGATTCGGGATTTTTATTAACATTAGGATTAATTTTATTAACAAGTGGAGGAATTATGTTATATTGCTATAGAAGACTAAATTTATTAGAAAAGAGTGTGATTGAGCATGGTAAAATTTTACAAAATTTTATTATGAATTATAATATTCAAATGCAACATTTCAGTTTACTAAATAAATCAATAGTCACTACTAATTCCAGTACTAATACTAATAGCACCAATGTTGAAAATAATAGAACTGAATATGTAGAATTTGATAAAATTAAAAAAATTAATTTAGGGGAAAAAATATCTGTATCGGACGATGAAGACGAAAATGACGTAGATGATGAAGATGATGATGAAGATGATGAAGATGATGATGATGAAGATGATGATGATGAAGATGATGATGAAGACGAAGATGAAGATGAAGATGAAGATGAAGACGAAGATGAAGACGAAGACGAAGATGATAACAAAAATAATTCAGAAAATTTAACTATTTCTAATAATAAATTAGAAGATTTAAAAGATTTAG